ACTGTATTAGAAACTGATATATTACTTGCAAGAGATATATTTGCGGTATTTCCCACAACGGTAGCAACTAAATTATTGTCTGGTGTATTAATTACTGTAATTCCTGTATCTATTGATGGTGTAATCCAAGATAATACGCCCGTAGTAGTGCAAGAAAGAACGTCTCCGTTTGTTGCTGGTTGATTACTTGTAAAAGGATTTTTAAAGGTTGATACTGTTAAATTTGATGTATTAACTGTATTCGCAACTGTTATATTACTTGCTAGTGATAATTGTGCGATATTTCCCGCTACACTGGCTACTAAATTACTGTCTGGGGTTTGGATTGTTGTAATTCCTGTAGTAGGTAAATAGCCTTGAACTGCATTAGCAACATCCTGCAATAAAGCGGGGTTATAGGGCAATGTGTTAGAACTCATTTTAAAACTATATAATTATTATTATATTTAATAGAGAAAAAAAAAACAAAAAAAACATTAATTTATTCATAAAATAAATCCATATCACGAGGCTGACGTACATCTTTAAAAGCCCTACCACCGAGACCAACCGCTTGCCTAGCCATTTTCACGCCTTGCTGTAGTAAAGCGGGATTATTTTGTAGATAGTTTAGACCTGCGGAAGCGCCTTTTTTAGCGAGTCCATAAGCGGAAGAAGCGAGATTCTTAATAAAATCACTAATACCACCACCAGACAAGAATGCATTAGAAAACTTTTGAGACATAAATAATTTACGGGTAATAGGTGAAGCCATTCTAGCCTGATAAAGTTGTCTATCGCTGATATTAAGCAAGTAATTGCGGTATTCAGACGATATTCTTTCTAAAATTCCGCTCGTGATTCCGACAATATACAAATCTACACTCGCAAAAGTTTGACTAGTATTATTTCGGGCGGTTCCCTGAGTAATTTGCATAACATAACGCCCCGGGCTCCCTGCTGTAGTACGTGGGCGGGCGGAAAGGTCAAGAGTGGGCGAAACCACTAAAATCGACCCAACCCCGTGAATAGGTGCGGCGCCACTTGCTACTAGACTTTCATTAAGTAATTTACCCATAAATTGCTCCCGATTCATACATAGCCCATTACGCTCGCTAACGTTATATAACTGATGGGTAGAAGCCTGAGAGAAAATAGGCTGACCGTTATCCCACTGAATTGAAAGATTTTCAATAGTAAGGTACACGTCTGGAATTCCACAACCGGCAAGAGACTCGCGAACGGAATTTGACGGACGGGCGTAAATTAGGATATATTGAGGCACATTTGTAAATTGTGCGACTTGAGAAACTAAATTCGCTACCCCATTAGGGGCGACGTTGCTAGCGATATTATTATTATATACAACGTAATCGTTATAGTGATAAATTGATTGTTTGGGAATCTTAGGGATTTGGTCTTCATAAGGTGTTAGATATATACAGTTGAGTGTTGGGGGTGTAAAGACTCCAGTATAACCGACACCATTAAGTGCACAAGTAGGCACTGAATTAGGTTGAAATGATATACCAGTAGGAAGAACAAAAGCAAACATACTATTGAATAGATTAGAAACCCATTGAATACTAATCAATTCACCTTGGATAGCATAAAGACCAGTTTCATCTTCCCTAGAGATGTTATTGAAAGGGGATACAAGGGGTTCGACTAGAGTGCCTTGAATAATAACGGTTCCGTTAGAATTTGCTTGAACTGTATTACCGCTAATAATTTCATAGTTAAGACTACGATTTTTATAAACGCCATTACCTTGAAGAGTATTTGTATATGGTCCGATAGGTGTTAGACTTGAGCCGGAAGCATTAGCCCAATTATCAACGCAATCGGGTTGAGTATTATCGTAAAAATTGGCATTCTTTGGCACGGCATTGATAAATGTAAGGGCATCAATTATTTCATTAGTATTTAGCGTATAAGATGCCGAATTTATTTTTTGCTGAATGGAAGCCATCGAGCGGGCTAGTGGATATGACCGAAATCCAAAATTATCACTATTGATTACATTTAAAGCAACGTTGCTTGTGTTTCGTACTGGTAGAGTAGCAACAAAAGAACAAACAAGCTCAAGACGGCTATCTCTGCACGTTTGAGTAGCAATATTATTGAGATTGAAATTTACATTTTGATTGCTGTAAGAATTTGCTACTAGAGGAATGTAAGAAACATTTTGAGCGCCCTCACCTAAAACGTAGGTAGTAGTGCGATTGCTATGAGTATCTAAACGAGTATCAACAACTTTGACGAAATGCCCTTCTGCCATTTTAATAAAAAATTATAACTATTATTATATTTTAGAAAGAAAAAAAATTAAGAAAAATTTAAAATATATTTTTATTGTTTAAACATAATTTTTGAAACTTTTTATATAAGGTTGTGGGAATCCTGTATTTCTTGGATTATTTCTTGAAGGGGTAGGGAGATTCAATTCTAAATCTGGATGATATAAATCTTTTCTTATAAACATCATTTTAATATTACACTGTGTCCCCTTGACTAAATCTAGAGGATAAATATTTCCATTTACATCTTCCCAATTGATTTGTAAAGAAAAATTATATAGAGGATTTTCATCAGTAAATTGAAATAATCGCCATAATGCTGTAGCGTTGTATATAAAAATCTTAGACCCGACACCCGCCTCACTAGAACCTGATATATCTGGTAGGAAATCAGTCAATACATTTATATAATTTTGATTTTGCAATGCATTGGGATTATTGATAAAAAAAACTTCACTAACAACATTCATATTAGTTGATAATACTATACTTCTTAAAGGTGATAAATAAGCAAGGCTTACGAATTCCTGTTGCATATCTATATAAACTACCGAGTTTATAGTTTTTTCATTAACCCCGTTATTACTCTTTATAGTAAAAAGTTCGTCAATACCTGTAGCACTTCCAACATTTTCCTCATTAAACCAAAAACCATTGAAAGATTGGGCGGAAACGCTATTGGTATATATTTTAATTGGTGTTGTTAAAGCACTATCAAAAAAAGCCTTTTCTGCGAATAAAGTCATTAATTGCGTTTCTGGATTATATACAAAAAACGGATTATTTGCCGCTGCTATAGCCGGAACTTGATTTTTTAAATCTGTCATTGCTGTAGCCAATGCCGTATTCATAATATCAACCCATTGAAAATAACTATATCCAAAATAATAGGGTGAAAAAATTTGTTTTTGTGCTGGAAAATTATATTGTGGAAATTGTTGAGATGTTGATGTGATTTGTGTAGTCCATTTGAAATTTGTTTGTGCTGAATAAAAAGTACCATATTGTAAAGTAAAAGAATTAATCATTGTATCAATATCGTTAATAGTGTTTATAGGGGTTTTTATTAGAATATTTACAAGTGGAATAGCAAAACTAGGCACTTCCATACGAACAACACTAGCGAAATAATCACGTGGTTTTTCTAGAATTGGCGTGTTGTTATTTGCGCTTACTTTAGCGTTTATAAATCCTGCACCTGCTCCATAGGTTAATCCTGATACACTACTACCTGAATTATTAATGCCAATATTGTAATATAAAATTTCAGTATGTTCCGATTTTGAATAAGACATTTTTAAATTATTATTATATATTTAGATAAAAAATTTATATATTATTTAATCTATCTAAGCATATTTTTGCAACGGTGTAATCTGTATTATCACCATATTTAAATAATTCTTCACGGTATTCTTTATTTGTCAAATGCGGATATTGCAACCTATGCGAAACATAACAACCACACACTTGAGTCCCTTTTTTTTGTAAAGGAACATTATTATAATGTATTAAATCATTTTTGAATATATTTTCAATCGTTTTTCGTTTTTGATTATATTCTTCTCTTTCTTTTGGTGTTAAATTATCAATTTGGGCGTCTGGATGTTTGCCATAAGAATCAAAAAAAAAATATCCATCTCCATTTTTCAAAACGCAAACCCAATGACCTTCCCATTTCGATTTTAGTAGATATAAAATAATAATCGCATTGTGATTTTTAAATAATTCATCAGGTGTTTTTATGTTATTAAGTTGATTATATTTTACTAGTTTTGCGTGAGGGGTTAATTTCATCATTTCTAATCCATTTAATGGATAATATAGCATATTATTCGAATTCATTTTATTATAATAATATGATATTTTTTTACATATATTCGAAAAAAAAAAATATTTGTATAAATTAATAAGTAAATGGATAATTATATTTTTCCTTGTATGATATTTAATAAGTACATAGTTGTTTATTGTATTGATAATTTAAAATATAAAGTAGAAAATTTTAAAACTAAAGAAACATTTATTTATGACACATATCAAGATGCTATAGATTCTTTACAATCTTAATATCAAAACTATTCTCAACCTGTCTAATTGCTTCGTCTAATGTGTTTGCGTATGGATTCCAGAGTATATTCTTCGCCCAAAACCCCGCCCCACTTTTTGGATTAGTCCAATTTTCGCCCATTTTTGAATGCCTTGCGGTGTATGCTTTTAATTTATTCATATCACCAGATAAAAGGAAATCGGTATATCCTTTTTGACCGAAATTTATTGTTTTTTGTCTGCCGGTATCGTTTAAAAATCTAACAGAATACTTTTTTTTAGGATTTTTACTTTTTTCTAGAATAAATATATCATTCATTTATAATATACTTATATTTTTTTTCTAAATATATATTAAAATGAGTTCAACACGTATTCGCGTAATTGGTGGAAGTAATAATATTGTATTTGAAAATAAGCCGGATAAGTTAAATGAATTAGAAAATATTTTTAAAAATATGACTACTAAAAAAGGTAAATTATCATCTAATTCAATTAAATCATATGTATCCAAGTTAAATAGATTATCTATATTATGCTTAAATCATTCATTTTATAATGATAAATTTTTAATGACACCCAAAAATGTAATAAGCAAAATAGATAATTCTGCATTAAAATCTAAGAAAGATTATATAGGTGCAATTTGTAAATATTTATCGCATAAACCAGTTGATGAAAGTATTTTAAAACAATATCACGATGCGATGAATGTTTATAAAAATGAAACTAATAAATCACGTGATAAAAATCAGGCAACCGAGCAAAATGTGGAAAAATCTCTATCAATGGATGATATCAAAAAAAAGATTAGTAAATTTAAAATTAATGATGAATTTGATTTATTTGATTTAGTTATAGTATTGTTTTATTTCGGTAATACTGATAATTTTATACCACGTAATGATTTACCAAATTTTAAGATTACTAATGAAACATATATAAAAAAACCTGCAATGAATAAATTATTTAATTATCTTACTATTGATAGAAAGAATAAACCTTTAAAAATAATAATGAATAATTATAAAACTGCACCAACTTATGGAAAGAAAGAATTTAATATTTCGAATGAATTAAAACACGTACTAACTATATATTTAACAAAATTAAAAAAGCAAAACGGTGATTATCTTTTTGTAATGCGTGATGGTATGACACCATACACAAAAACGGCATTCGCGTATGCAATAGAGAGAGCAATGAAAAACGTTTTAGGCACGCCAATAAATATTGATTTAGCAAGGCAAATTGTTGCTACTAATTGGTATAAAAACAATCCATTAGCAAGTAAAGAAGAAAAAGACGAATTCGCAAGTAGATTTTTGCATAGTGCAACAACTAATTTTGAATATATGCGAAATAATTTAAATCATTAAAAAATTAAAGACCTGTATGGCCTTGTATGTATTTTTTTAAAAATTGGGCGTATTTCATTTTTTAATATGTTTTTTTATTTTATCTTTTACAATGTAAATACAACTATATTAACAAAATCGACGGTTGTAGTTATTAAAGTTTGAGGGGCTGAGACATTAGCTGTTATCCCTAATGTAATACTTCCTGTTGATGTGGCTGTATATTTAAAAGTAGTAGTATATATTTTATTGTAATTATTACAAGTTATATTAATTGATGTTGGGGCTGATATTCCATCTCCTAATACCAATGATAAATCAGCGTTAGCGTTTGCCGTAGCGGAAAAAGATACCTGAACTAAATACTCTTTTCCGCTAGTAGCACTTATTCCTACGCTTCCTATTGTAATTTGAAAATTATTTTGTGCCGTTGCTTGTGCTAATGCAAAAGCCGATAGAGAACTTGTAGGTGGTGCAGGTGAAACCGCTATTTCACTTAATATAGTAGGATTATATGGTAATGTATTTATAGACATTTTTTTAGAATATAATAAAGTATAGTATTACTATATAATTAGATGTAAATTTATTAAATTATACTAGATTAAATTTATATAAATTAAATTTTTATAGTTTATCGAAAATCATTAATACTTTTTATAGTGTTTCACGTGTTAAATTTTTTCGTCTATACTATGTATCATCAACAAAAAAAAAAGTAGATTTTAGTATATTGTAGTAATTTATTTGGGATATAAATTTATATCCCAGTTTTATCTAGATAATATATCAAAATTTTTATCTACGTATATAATAGTAATAAAAAATGTCTAACCCTTTTTATTGTTGTTGTAAAGTATGTATAAATAGAACAAAAGAAATGTGTCCTACAAAATTAGATTTATTAATCGAAAATTTAGAAAAAGAAATAGAAAATAAGAAAAAAGAACTAGAAAGCCTTAAGAAACAAAAAATTATATTAAATAACTTTCATTTTAATTATTCTTAGGTATATTATTGTTTTCATCTATTAAATTTTCTAGTTTTCTGTTTATATCGTCTAGATGAGTATTTACAAACCACTTTTTTAAACATTCAACTTCGTGCTTTAATATGCGTAATTCAAATTTAACTATTTTAAATAATTCTTCTAAACTTTCTTTAATTAGTTTCTCTCCTTCAGTGCAAACAACTTTTTTATTTTCAATAGTATCCATTTTTATTATTTATTTAGATATTATTTTTTTCCAATTAATTCTATTACCTTTATTTTTTTCTGTTATTGCCGTACGTATATGGGTAGGTGATAAATCATAGGCTAATGGCGTGGCGGTTGATTCATCTATTTTAAATTTTGGGCGACATACTGTTTTATCTGTCTGTCCCTTGTATTTTTTCCCACAAGGTAATTCCTGATTTTCTAATAATGCATTCAAATTAAGCCATTTCTCATTAATCCATTTTTTTAGATTTCCTTTATTTTTACCTTTACTATACCCATATTTAGATAATTGCATTGACCTATACGCAGATGGGCGTTGTTTTAAAATTTCTTCTTTTGATATTCCGCCGGTTTCTATTGGATCGCCATATACTAATGTAATTTTTTTATTTATAACTTTACTTCTAAAAGTTTTAAATTTGGTTTTTGGTATATTTCTAAATCTATAACTATCATTAGTCTCTCTATAGAAATTCTTATTTTCTGGTATAAAATTTTTTGATAATTTAATAGCATCATTTATTTTAATAGGTTTTTTAATAATTACTGCGTGCAAAAGCATATTTCCACTTCCTGAATGCTTTCGCATTTCAATTGCTTTCATTTGTTTAACCACATTATCGTATGTCATTGGATGTTTGCTAAACATATGAGACGGATTTTTTAACATTACTAATCTGTATCCATTTTCAAATGGAACAATTTTATAAGGCATTTTATTAATATTGTATAAGATTTTTATTTTGATACTTTCTTAGGTTTTTTTGCTGTTTTTGGTTTTGGTGCTTTTGGTGCTTTTGGTGGCTTACTTGCTTTTACTAAATCACGTTTTTGCTTTGCCAATAATTTTTTATTTTCTTTATCTTCCTCTTCGCTCCCTGTTGGTGGTGCTTTTGATAAATCTATTTCAAAATTATGTAATTTTACTAATCTAATACACACCATCGGGAAATTTGTTTCCATTTTTTTAGTTGTTTGGCTATCTTTTTTGAATGCACCTATCTTTTGCATTTGTATCGCTTCCGGTTTAACTTTTTGCAAATATTCCATCCATTTATTAAATATAATAAAATATCCTGAATTATCACGTAAAAATCTATCGCTAATTATCATACATAAAACCCCGTTTTCATTTAGCATATTATAACAATGTGCCACAAAATTTACATCATAATAATGTGCGTCTATCTTTACTATTTTACCTTGTTTTTTATCTAACTTTTCTATTTGTGTTCTAACATTAAAAGGTGGATTTCCAAGAATATAATCATAATTATATTTTTGAGTATAATCAAATAAACTAACATTATACAATCTAACATTATTTATATTATCAAATTGTGCCTGTGCTATTTGATAGAATAAATTATGTATTTCAACGGAATCTATTAACAAACTAGATTTATTTGGTAATTTTAACATACCAGCCACAACATTACCTATACCGCTTGTAGGTTCTAAAACTAATAAATTTTGACGTGTATCTTCACCCAATCCACTATATTTAATTAAAAAATCTACTTCATTTTCTGGTGTAAAATTGGCTTGGAAAGTTGTAATTTCTTCCTTACTTAAATCATAACTTTCTAATATTTCACTTAATGATACACCTTTATCCAATAAATTTTTTATTAGTTTTGTCTGGTCTTTATATTTATCATTTTTCGCAATTAGTTCTAAATCAGGGTTTCTATTAGTTCTAAAATTAGGGTCTTTATCTAATCGAATTATACGATTATTTACTTTATTTATTTCTTTATCATAAAATTTTTTATACATTTCTCTTTTAATTCCGATTTTTTCTTTATTTGATATTGTTCTACTTTCTTTTTGCTCTAATTCTAAAATATATGCATTAAATTCTTCAATAAATTCATTATTTTCAATATTATTTGATTGTTCGAATCTAGGTACTTTATACAATAAATTTTGTTCGAATGCATTTATTCGTGCTTGTTTGTCAAACATTCTTAAATATAAATCTAAATCTTTTCCAAAATGATTAAATTTCATATGATACGTATTAATTTTAGTAATTATATGCTTATTTCCTTTATCATCTACTGTTTCTTTTACTGGTTCGTGTAAATATGTTTTAATATCATTATTCATTATATTATTCGCAAATAATTGAAATTGATTTTTATCAACTTCATCCATTTCTCTGCTTACTGTCGCTAACATATAAACATTTACAACTGATTTATTGCCTTCCTTATGGCTATCGCTACGAATGGCTCTTGCTATTACTTGTTCGGTAATTGCATAATTCCAATATGGTTGTGTAAAAATAAAATTGTTAGTTTCTTTAAATGATATACCTTCTTTAATTGCAAGTGTAAATATTAATATTTTCACTTTATTATCATTATATTCCTTTACAATATCAAATTTTTCAACTGCGGTTAATGCTCCTGAAATAATTTTAAAATTTATTTTCTTTATTGTTAAAAATTTGGCTATTTCTTCAACGGTTCTATCTAAAAATTGGGCGTAAATTAATGTTTTTTCGTTTCTATGAGATAATATAAATTTAGATATCCACATTGATTTTCCAGTATTGTCTGCGTTTCTAGTATTTACGAAAAACGGGTCTTTTTCAATTTTCGCATTCGTAATATCTTTTATTAACTCAAAATGATATTTTACTTTTGGAAAATTTGGAGTATCGGTAGGTCTTCTATAAAAACTAATTAAACCATTATAATATATTTTCATACGGTCTAAACTATTATTAATTAAAAATAGTTGTTCGTCTTTATTTTTTGTTAATGGTGTTTTTTTGTATCCTAATGCTATAATTGGTTCTAAATCTTTTTCATCATTCACAAATAAAGTCCCAGTCATAAAAATAGACCTAACAAATTTGTTTTCTGCTTCAAGTAATTTAATACCTAATTTAGTACCTACTAAACTATACGTTTCTGTTGTTTTCCATTTTCTACCGCTTTCCTTAGTTGATATTTGTTTAGTGTAAAAATTTCGTAAATTATGGACTTCATCAACTATTAATAAACTATTTTCCTTAAAATCAAAATCAGACCGTAATAACTGTTGATAACTAAGAAAATTATATACATTTTCTCCTTTGCTATTTTTCCTTCTTGCATCTATACCACGTTTAAACATTTCGGCAATAACTCCCAACACTAAACTGGCGGGGGTTAAAAAATATACATAATGACTAGGATTTAACGCCAAATACTGTTCGGCACAATTTACGGCTATCATAGTTTTACCAGTTCCAACCCCATAATATAAAATAACTAATTCCTGCGCCGATACACTCCAATCCTCAATAAATTCCTTTTGATATTTATAATAATAATTAGGGTTTTTCATTAAATTTTTATCAAATGCCGTAAAGCCATCTTCGTATTGAAATACTTCAGGATTTAATAATAATTCTTCACCGGTATTAGATGCCAGAAATTTCTGCATATTTACCATATTATAATCATC